CGTGGGACAGCAGCCAGAACACCATTGAATCGTGGGACAGCAGCCAGAACACCATTGAATCGTGGGACAGCAGCCAGAACACCATTAAATCGTGGGACAGCAGCCAGAACACCGCAGCTGTAGGTGCCTCATCGTCTGCACACATTGCCGACTATAATTCAGCAAAAACAAAGTATGAATTGACTGATGGCGACTGTCCTCTTATCAAACACCTAACCGAAAAGAAGGTGTTTGTAAAAACTTCTGCCTTCACAATTGAGCAAATCAATTAATCAATCCAAATAAAACCGTTATGGCAAAGAAAAAAATAGAGGAAAAAGAATTGTCTGCAATTGAAATTATTGCTGCAAAACTCAAAGATGATTTCTGTAATTATTCATACGAATTAACAGAAGGCGTTACTGCCGGCGACATCTGCAACCGAAGCGGCGCTTCCATCGTGCATGATGATATGAAACTGGCTTTCAAAAAACTGAACGTACACCTGGCCGTGATCTGTGAGGAGATATCTCCCAATGAAATTGATATTGATAATCTCCCTGATATTACTGATGAAACTTTGAAAGGCAAGGAGAAAACACTTGCCCGCCGCATTGATTCATTCGCTGTTTCCGCTTTCAAAATTGACGGGACTGGTGAAAACGAAGGTGTGGTACTGATAGGCACTAAACGGCTTTCAACAGGAGATATATTGAAGCTGGAAGCCCCTAAAGTAAAGTGGAGTGAGAACTATGACTTTATTAATGAGCTGATGGCCGATGTGAGTGATTGTAAGAATGAAGTGGAAGAGTATATGAATGGAAAAACCGCTCCTAAAATGGTACAGCAGGAATTATTTGAGGATGATGAAAATTCAAACCAATAAAATTAAGAAATGAAATATTTGAAAATACAAAACGATGGTGAACTCGATATCAGGCTTGTAGCTCTGATGGGTGGCACTACCAAGGCCAATGACAAGTTCAAAATAGGCCAATTTGGGACCGGGTTAAAATATACCCTTGCTTTTCTGTACAGGAACAATCTTGACTTTAAAATTTTTGCTGGTGATTCTGAAGTAAAACTGCATACTGAAAAAGAGATCATTCGTGGTGAAGAGTTTGAGATTATTTGCATTAACGGGCAACGAACTTCCATCACTACAAAAATGGGTGAGGATTGGCTGGCATGGATGATTATTCGGGAGTTATGGTGTAACGCTCTGGATGAAGGAGGAGCTTGTAAAGAGGTTACTGATGATATTTCCGGAGCTAAGGGCAAGACTACATTTTTTATTCAAACTGACAGCTTGATATCAAATGTTCTTAAAGATTGGGATAAGTACTTCATTCACGACAAATATCCTCTTTTTGAAAATGGCGTTTACAAAGTTTATCCAGGTGGCAACACATTGCGTTTTTACAAAAATGGAGTGTTGATTTTTGAGGATGAAAAGCACATTGCACCGTTGCAACTGGAAGCTATTCACAGAATTATTAACCTATGGAGTAATCCAGGTGACACCGTATTTACTCCCTTCCTTGGTATCGGCTCTGAATGTTATATGGCTATCCGTAACAACCGGAAGTGTATAGGCATTGAATTAAAGGATAGCTACTTTGATGTGGCAGTAAAGAATTGCAGGGCTGCTGTAAATAAAAAATCACAATTACCATTATGGGAGGAGGCGGTTGCGTGAAAAAATATTACACCATAAGGATAAATGCAACCAATAAGGTTGGCATCTGGTATCAAGGTAAGATTGGCCGTGAATATGAAGCAACATTGGAAGCCAAGATCAATGAAAGCGGCAAGACTGCAACGGCAGTATTTATGGTAAATCCCTGCCAGTTTGTTTACCCTATCGACTGCGAAGTGATAGCTGAAAAAATTGTTGAACCAACACTAAGTAAAGGAAAATGAGTTTAAGAGTATTAGATAAAGGCAGTGAATTCCATATATATATTGACTTTGGGAATTTCTTTAAACGAAATCTCGAAGCAGTAAAAGAATTACCCGGCCGCCGGTGGATTAACGGAGAAAATAAATATTGGTGGGTGCCTGGTTCTGCAAGGGTTCAGGTTGAATCATTACAAGAATCTCATAGGGCTGTAATTATTCAACCTGCAGATGCCCGACCTGAGATGATTAGCGAAATACCACCAATGGCAGAATTGGAAATTGACCTGCCATGGAAAGAAGGTGTTATACCCCGTCCCTATCAATTAACTGGTATTGCACAGGCCATGAAATTTGAGAAATGCCTGAATGGAGATGAACAGGGCCTTGGTAAAACAATGCAATCTATCGGCACCATGTTAGGTCTGGAAGCAACCGGCCGCAATCCCTTTCCTTGCTTAGTTGTTTGTCCCTCATCCATGAAGGGAACATGGAAAAGGGAATGGGAAAAATTCAGCCACAAACGGGCAATGATACTGGATAGTTCAATGTCAGCCCAACAAAGAAAGAACTGGTTTAGCTATGTGTCACATGGAATGATCGATGTGGTCATTGTTAACTATGAATCACTGAATACTTTTTGTGTTGAATCCTATCCTAATGAAAAATTAAAGAATGGAAGGCGCAAACCGTGGAGGGCAATGGATGTGGTGTTAAAGCAATTCATGGCTAAATTCCGGGCTGGCATATTGGACGAAAGTCATCGCTGCAAAGATCCTAATACTAATCAAAGTAAATTCATTTTAAGAATTTTCAATGGCCTTCAGTATCGGGTATTATTATCAGGTACACCTGTAGTAAATAAACCAATTGATCTGTTCCCGCAACTAGCCATCCTTGGTAAGTTGTCAGATTTTGGCAATAAGGACGGATTTCTTGACCGCTACTGCGATGGCGGTACGGGCGCAAATAATCTGAAAGAACTCAATTACAAATTAAACCTTCATTGTTTTTTCAGAAGGGAAAAGAAAGAGGTTGCCAAAGACCTTCCAGATAAGCAGCGGCAGACTATCCTTTGCGACATTACAACACGGACGGAGTATAATAAATGCAAGGCAGATTTTGAGCAGTTCCTACGGGATAGCGGATGTGATGATAAAGAAGTTGCCAGGAAGATGCGAGGTGAGATAATGGTCCAGATGATGAAGCTGAAACAGATTGCCGGCCGTGGTAAGATGAATGAAGTAAAAGAGTTTGTGAATGAGGTTTTAGAAAGCGGCAATAAGCTGATTCTATTCTGTCATTTGCATGAAATTGTAGATGAGTGCCTGAACCTGTGGCCGAATGCAGTTACAGTTACCGGCCGTGATAATTCAAAGCAAAGACAGGTCAATATTGATGCTTTCCAGAATGACCCTGATTGCAAGCTGATAATATGCAATCATAAGGCTGCCGGTGTGGGTATTACCCTCACAGCATCATCAAGAGTTGCCTTTATTGAATATCCCTGGACGTATGCGGACTGTGTACAGTGTGAAGACAGGGCACACCGTATTGGCCAAAAAAACAATGTGATGTGTACTTACTTCTTAGGTCAAGATACTATTGACGAGCGGATGTGGGAGATAATATCTACCAAGATGACTATCGGCAACACAATTACCGGTGCAACTGATGATATGGACAGCATGGAAATGATTGACAAAACACTTCAACTATTTAATATTTAAAATCATGGCAAAGAAAAACTATCAAAAAGTAAATGCCTGGAATGTCAGCATTTTATCTGAAGGCGCAGATTCAGCTATTATGACGTTACAGGGTAAAAATTCAAAGGGAACCGCAATAACAGTAACGGTAAAGATTTCAGATTATGAATTTCCCCGGATGATAAGTGACATGGCGAAAATTGGTAAAGCAAGAGTTGAAAACGCAAATAACCTAAACAGGAGAATTATCAACTCAGTAAATCAATAACTATGGACAATATTGAACTACAACGGCGGCATGATTTCCTTGTTGACAAAGTCCGCAAGATGTTGGCAGCACAAAAGGCCTATTTCAAAAGCAATAAAGATATACAGCTATTGAAAATATCAAAAGCATTAGAAAAAGAAGTGGATGATATTGTTAACCCAAAGCCTGTAAGCCAGGCGCAATTAGATTTTTTAGCGAGATAGAAGTAAGGATATGCCACCAAAGAAAACAGAGGATAAGGAAGGTTACATACCATTAAAACGCAGGTTTTTCAATCATAAGTTCTGGACTGAAGACCGTGTTTACTCGAAGGCCGAAGCTTGGCTGGACCTGATTCAGGCAGCAAGATTTGAGGTTTCGCAGGGCAAGCAGCTAATCGGTATGAAGATGATATTATGGAATAGAGGTGAGCTTGTCGCCAGTGTTAGGTATTTATCAGTGAGATGGAAATGGAGTTTGGGGAAAGTAATGAGGTTTTTAGAGTTATTGGAGGATGAAATGATGATTACCAGGCGGCAGGAATTCGGCCAAACTATAATAAGTCTTCTAAACTATGATGTGTACAATGGAGGCAAAGTAGTAACGGAACGCAAAACGGAACACCTAACTAATTCAGGTTTAAAGGATAGTGAGGAAGAGCGATACGGCAATAGACACACGGCCGGAACAGGAGCGGAACAGGGGCGGAACGAAACTAATAAAGTAAATAAAGAGAAAGAATGTATGGGCATAAATGCCACTACCCACACCCCTGAAGAGTTGAAGATGTTTGAAGCATTTACAGGCTGGGTTATAAAAAATGCTGTAAATGTCAGCAAAATGAAGGAGCCATTCACAATTGAACAATACCTGCAACTCAGGAAAAAGATACCTGACCGTGAAAAAGTACAGGAGCTGTTGTTGAAAATGCACAACTGGAAACCGTTACTGCAAAAAAACAATTCTGCTTATCTGACCATACTGAACTGGAGCCGCAACGATTACAACAATTCAACAAAACAACCTGTAAAAGCAAATAAGGAAGTAGTGATATGATCAGCCAGAATACGATAGATGAGATAAAGCAGCGAATGGATGTTGCAGATGTGGTGAAGGATTTTGTAAAGCTGAAAAAGCAGGGGACTAACCTGGTTGGCCTGTGTCCTTTTCACAATGAAAAAACACCTTCATTCACTATCTCACCGGCAAAGCAGATTTATAAATGTTTTGGTTGTGGCAAGTCTGGTGATGCCATTCAATTCATCATTGACCATGAGCAGCTGAGTTATGTAGGGGCCATTGAATATCTGGCTGGAAAGTACAATGTTCAGATTGAACAGGAAGGCAAAAAAGAGTATGTAAAACCCTTGCCACGGCTGGAAAAAGTGAGTAAAGAAGTGATAGATTGGTTTGAGAATGACAGGAAAATCAGCAACGATACACTCCTGCGAATGAAGATAACTGAAAGCAGGGAGTTCTTTCCACAACTCAAACAGGAATCACCTGCCATTTGCTTCAATTATTTCCGTGATGATGAATTAGTGAATATAAAATACCGTGGCAAAAAGAAATCATTCAAGCTGGAAAAAGATGCAGAACTGATTTTTTACAACCTTGATGCCATTAAAGGTGAAAAGGAAGCGGTGATTGTGGAGGGAGAGATTGATGTACTGACTATGTTGGAATGCGGAATTTACAATTCTGTGGGTGTTCCTAATGGCACTGCAAAAGGCAACCTGCAGTTGCAGTACCTGGATAATTCATGGGAGGCATTTGAGAAACTTGAACGGGTGATTATCTGTGTGGATGATGATGAGGTTGGAAGATTGCTCAAAGAGGAATTAGGCCGCAGGATTGGCAAGGAAAAATGCAAGGTGGTCACGTACCCGGAAGGATGCAAGGATAGCAATGAGGTTCTTTGTAAGATTGGAAAAGATGCTGTCCGTGAGTTAGTGAGTACTGCAAAAGACTGGCCGATTGAAGGTATTATCCCTATGGATGATATGTTTGAAGAGATCCTTTCTTTCTATGACAACGGTTACCCCCCCGGGGCAAAATCAGGCTTCAGTGGATTTGACCCTTTATTAACTTTCTATCCCGGTCATCTGACAATGGTAACTGGTATTCCTGGCCATGGTAAGGATGAGGTCACTAATGAATTGATGGTTGACCTGGCCGTTAATGAGAACTGGAAATGGGGAGTATTCAACTTTGAGGAGCCAGCTTCCATACACGCTACAAAGTTGATTGAGAAGTTTAAAAAGAAGGCTTTTTCCCATAGAAAAAACCCTGATGACAGAATTAGCAGGAGGGAGTTTGAACATGGAGTTGTATTGGTGGAACAGCACTTTCATTTTGTCAATATTTCGCAGGTAGATGTAACGATGGATGGCATTTTGAAAAAAGCGAAAGAGTTGGTGAAGCGGCACGGAATTAAAGGCATTATCATTAATCCGTGGAACTATTTGGAGCATAAGAAAACATTCGGACAAAGTGAGACTGAATATATCAGTGAGATGCTTACAATGCTTTGCAATTTCCTTTGGAAGTACGGCGTGCATTGTTTTCTCGTTGCACACCCTTACAAAATGCCAAAGGATAAAAAGACTGGTAAGTATGAAGTGCCGACACTGTATTCAATCAACGGTTCTGCACACTTTTACAATAAGACACATAACGGACTTTGTGTGTACAGGAATTTTGATACTGGCATCACTGATATTTATGTGCAAAAAGTGAAGTGGTACTGGCTCGGGCATGTAGGGTATGCCTCCTATTCATTCAACGTCAATACCCGGCAGTTTTCCTTCCTTGAAAACTCGTTGAGGCAAGATAATCAGGTAAGTGATTTACCGGGCAATTTCAAACCGATAGCACAGTTGCAACAATCAAATTTTTATGAATCAGAAAAACATAATGATGAAAAAACAACAGAAGACCTTCCGTTCTAAATTGGTATTGAAACCAAAAGAAGAGGCTATTCATTCACAGGTTGCAAAGTACCTGAAACTGCAATATCCAAAGATATTGTTTAGAACTGACTATGCTGCCGGACTTCGTATGACTATAGGCCAGGCTGTTAAGCACAAGAAAATACAACAAGGCAGGGCATGGCCAGATCTGTTCATTGCCCATCCATCTGGAGGTTATCACGGCCTTTTCCTTGAATTAAAAAGAGATGTCAGTGAGATTGTGAATAAGAATGGGAGCCTGAAAAAAAGCGACCACTTGGACGAACAACGGTCAATGATAGCCCACCTGAATCAGATTGGGTATAAGTCGGTATTCGCTTGCGGTTTTGACCATGCAAGATCAATTATTGATGAATATTTAAAAACTGAAAAATGAAAGTAATATCACTACTTCAACCCTGGGCCAGTCTTGTGGTAATCGGGGCAAAGAAAATTGAAACAAGAAGCTGGAATACAAAGTACAGAGGCCCTCTTCTTATTCACGCAAGTAAACGATGGGATTGGGAATTGAATGATATTGTTGGAAAGATTGGAGCTGATGCTATTTTGAGGCAAGCCGGTTATCATGCTTTAGCTCCAGTAAAAGGTAAGCCAAAAACAAATCTTCCACTTGGTGCTATTATTGGAAAAGTGAATATGGATAGAACAATTCCTTTTAATGAGCAATTTCAAATGGAAACTGGTAAAGTTCTTTCAAATCAGGAGCTTGATTTTGGCGATTACTCTCCGGGAAGATATGGGTGGATTTTATCTTATCCTGTAAAATTTAATCACCCAATACCTGCCAAAGGCAGTCTAAGTATTTGGGACTTTCAATTCCCCGGACGTGACGAAAATCATATCCTCCAATGTGATTCCTGTGGCTACACCGCCTGCAATGATGCTTTTGGATTACATAAAATGAATATAGATACGGAAGGCGAAGATTGGGACGTATGGTGTCCAAAATGCGAAGGGCGGGAACAAACCTTAATCATTGACCAATTGCCTTGATAGTTACTTGTCCACAAGTCAAAAAAATCAGCATACAAATGAGGAAACACCCGAATAGAACCGTTTCTTAGCCTTAACAAAATAAATTAATCATGCCAGACAATACAAGCCTTCCAGATGCTTTAAATCCACAGTTTCTATTCCAAATGACAGCCACGCAACTACTTAGTCAAATAGTTTCAGGGGAAATAGACCCTAAAGAACTGGCATGGCAAGAGCTTAAAAACAGGGGACTTGATGCTTCAGGTAAATGGGTAGGGTTTGGTGAGGGAAGGTGTGAAAAACCCTTCTAAAAAATAATTAAAAAAAACTTGTTTAAATATTTGGAAATGGTAGAAATATTACTACCTTTGATAAGTCAATCAAAAACAAGTTCTTTATGAAGTCAAGCGAATTACACAGGTTAATCCTGCGAAATGGGTGGAAGCACATTAGAACAAGCGGCAGCCACTACATTTACGAAAAGGATGGCCGGACTTACCCGGTTCCTTATCACGGAACGAAAGAAGTCGGCAAAGGAATTGAAATGAAAATCAAAAAAGAGATGGGGTTGAAATAAACCCCATCTCTAAAACTAAAGCAAATGAAACAGGTAAAAATCATAATTGAAAGAAGTAAAGATGCTTATTGGGCATACGCTGAAAAACTTGAAGGAGTTAGCGGCGTTGGTGATACAGTTCAGGAAGCCAAACAATCAGCTTTGAAAGGCATAGAGATTCAAAAACAATTGGGCAATATTCCTGATAAAGATTATCAGGTAGTATTTAAGTTTGATACACAAAGCCTGTTGAACTACTATAACAAAATATTTACCAATGCAGCACTCGAAAGAATGACTGGTATAAACCAGAAACAAATCCAGCATTATGCCACTGGCTTAAAAAAGCCACGGCCAACACAAACAAAAAAAATTGAAACTGCCTTACACAGATTAGGTAGTGAACTTATGGCTGTAGAACTTTAGTTTTTGATTGACGTTAAAAACTTTCTATGCCAGACCCACCTGAAAGGGTGGGTTTTTTAATATCTTCAAATCATGCTAAGACAATTTTTCAGAGACCTTTTAAAACTCATCCTTATTTGGATAACATTGGGGGTTGGCACCGGTCTGATTGGTGTACTGCTGATGCTACTCAGTAACATCTAACATAACTAAATATCAGTTAAATACGCTAATTTTGAGATGTCATAACAAGACACTCAATTTTATGCAGCTATCCGAATCTCAACAACTTATATCCCGGATAATTAAGACCGAGCCTATTGGCTGGAAAGACCTTCAATTTATCCAGCAAGACACTTTCAAAGAATGGGTTGAAAGTGGAGATGAGAAGCTATTCCGATCCCTGCTCAAATACCAATTCGTTGACCCATTTAAATTATGGGAGAAAGATGGCAAGTTGTTTTGCCTGGACGGGAAGCACAGATGGAAAGACTTACACAAGGCCATCGAATTGGGTATTGATATTCCTGAATTGCTCCCAGCTACTTTTATTGATTGCAGGGATGAAAAAGAAGCCGCTGAGTTGGTTCTTATTTATTCGTCCCGGTATGCCCAAATCACACAACAGGGTTTGTTTGACTTCATTCAACAGTATGAACTGGACTATGGAGATATAAAGCAGCACATGGATATTCCAGATTTTTCAACAGATAGGTTTGAGCAAAAGTTCGACCTGTTCCAGGTTGGTGAAGCGGAAGAACCAGAAGCTGAAACAGATGGGGATTTGATTGTTAAGATTGGAGATTTTTTTGATATAAACGGGCATAGGATTATTTGTGGTTCATTCCTTGAGCCATTAGTCCAGTCCTCCCTAATGGATGGCCGGAAGGCACGAATACTAATCTGTGACCCGCCGTACAACTTACCAGCTAATTTCTTTACGAATAAGGATGAAAAACGGCACAAGAACTTTGCAATGGGTGCCGGGGAAATGACAGATGAGGAGTTTGTACTGTTCCTTGAATCAATAATGAGGGCAGGATTACTACACACCGTTGAAGGTTCGATACATTACATATTCATGGATTGGCGGCACGTTTGGCACATGACAGAGGCCGGCCGCCGGGTGTACGGTTCAGTTGTGCCAAAGCAGCTTTGTGTCTGGAATAAGGATATGATGGCTAATGGTTCATTCTACCGGGCAAAGCATGAGCTTTGTTTTGCGTTCAGCACACCGCAATCTAAAGCACTTTGGAACAAAGACTTGTTAGACCATGGCGGATTCTATAAAGACGAAAATGAGCTTGTATTCATCTTTAAGGCCGGAGATGACGATGTTAAACACCTGTCCCACCTTGACCTTGCAGATAGGATTCGTACAAATGTTTGGGACTACCCTTCTGCTACCAGCATTGCCAATCCTGACAGGTACGAGCTTAAAAACCATCCTACTCCTAAACCGGTACGGATGATAGCGGATGCAATACTGGACACCACTAATGAAAAAGATATTGTGATTGACTGGTTTCTTGGTTCAGGTACCTGCCTGATAGCCTGTGAGCAAACCGGCAGGTATTGTTATGGCAGCGACATTGAGCCAAGGTATATTCAGTCAATAATTAAGCGATACCTGTCCTTTTGTGATAAGAAAGGCATTGAGGTTAATTTTGCACATTTAAACGGCAATTTAACCATCAATGAATTTACCAATGAACAATCAATTACCAACTAACGAAAAATTGAAGATTATGGCAGACACTGCAAAACACTTAAACGACATGATTCAGAAAAGGTTAAATAACAGGGTTGAAGCTCTGAACACCCTTGAATCATCCCCGATGGATAACCTGCCGGACGAAGTGAAAAAGATGAGGGAGATTGAAGCAGGCAAGATACGGGCGGTTATGCAGGAACAAAAAGACCTGATTGAGATTGTAAAAATACTTTTCCCTGATGCCTAACATTGATAACATAGAATGGGACAAACGTATCCGTATCGTTCAGGAGTGGCTGATTGATGATTGGTCATCTACTGATATTATTGCCCAAATAAATAACAAATGGGGTATTGAGGAACGTCAGGCAAAAAGGTATATATCTGAAGCAAGGAGCAAGTGGAATGAAGATGAAGATGAGTTGATAAAGCAGAAGCGAAAAAGGAAAGTTGCTAAACTGCAAAAACTTTCTCGTTCACTTGATAAAAAATTTATTGGCACTCCCGCTGGTATTCGTTCTATTTTATCAGTAGAAAAAGAACTAATAAATCTTGAAGGACTAAGACCAGCTACTAAAGTAGAATTGACCGGGAAAGATGGCCGACCTATTCAAACAGAAAACACTTCCGTTCTGCTTGTCTTACCTACCAATGGAAGGGAGTTGAATCATGAACAACCAAAAAGTAATTAAGCCACAGGATGGTTTTCAGGTCCAGTTCCTATCTTCCCAAGCTGATATCGTTATCGGTGGTGGGGCGGCAGGTGCCGGTAAAACATTTGCCGAATTATTAGAGCCACTCAGGCACAAAGATGTTTCCGGATTCAATGCTATATTTTTTCGTCGTACAACTGTACAGATTCGTAACCCTGGTGGGTTGTGGGATGAATCATCTGAAATGTATCCACACTTTCAGGCTTCTTCAAACTCACAACATCTGGAGTGGAACTTTCCATCAGGTGCTTCAGTTAAGTTTGCACATTTGGAGCATGAAAAAAACATATACGACCATCAGGGGGCGCAATACTGTCTTATCATATTCGATGAGTTAACCCATTTCACTAAAAAACAATTCTTTTACCTACTCTCCCGTAACCGTTCCACTTGTGGTGTGAAGCCATATATCCGGGCAACCTGTAACCCAGATCCAGATAGCTTCGTTGCTGATATGATTGAATGGTGGATAGATGGTGAATCCAAGCTACCCAATGGTGAAACGAATCCGAGGTATGGTTATCCAATACCTGAAAGAGCTGGTGTAATCAGATATTTTGTTATTGATAAAGAGAACTTCATTTGGGGTGATACAAAACAAGAAGTGATTGATAAAGCACCTCACATTTTCAGTAATCCGGCTTTTGAAAATATTAATCACAACGACCTGATAAAATCAATCACTTTCATTCCGGGTAGTATTTATGGCAACAAAGAATTGATGTCAAAGAATCCTGAGTACCTGGCTAACCTAATGTCACAGGATGAAGATGAGAAGTCAAGACTATTGGATGGCAACTGGAAGATGAGAGTGGATGAGTTATGTATTTTCCAGTATGCCAGTATTGAAGGTTTATTCAGCAACCTCTACCCTTCCAATACTGCCAACAGATATATTACTTGCGATGCTGCCAGATTTGGGAATGACCTGACAACAATATTTGTCTGGTATGGATGGAAGGTTGTAAAACTGGTAGTTATAAGTAAGTCCGATGCACAAGAGATTGTAAATGCCATTGAAAAGGAACGGGAACGGCATTCAATCATTAAGGGCAAAGTATTGGTTGACCAAGATGGAGTTGGAGGCGGTGCAGTTAAGTTGGGTAATTATGTAGGATTTTCGGGCGGCAATGTTGCACTTGTTGACCCGTCTATCAAACAAAAGGAGAATTACAAAAATCTGAAAACACAATGCTATTACCGATTTGCCGAAAGAGTGAATAATGACGAGGTGAGTCTGCCATTGTCAAATGACAATGTGGTTGTGGATGGTGTTTATTCTGTTAAGATGAAACTCAATGATAAAGTAGTTGATGTGAGGGACCTGATTAAACAAGACTTAAGGGCTATAAAGAAAAAGGAGAAGGACGATGAAGGCAAGAAACAGATTAACAGTAAGGATGAACAAAAAGCCTTTCTAAAAGGTCGTTCACCCGACTTTGGTGATGGCATGATGATGAGGGAATACTTTGAATTCAGGTCTGGCAACCTGGTCAAGGGGAAGCCAACCAGCTCCATTCTGGATGCCATTTAACCATAAATTAGCGATAATAAATAATTTTCAATTAAAAAAACTATTTTTGATAGTCGTTATTATTCATCAAAAATTCTAAACTATGTCACAAGATAAGTTCAAATCCGAAGTAACTACCACTGTTGAATTGCTTACTACCACAAAGCAGGCAGTGGAGGAAACACTCACAGATCCCCGTACCACTCAATTAAAAGTAAGGGTCGTTGAGAACTTGAGACAGCAAATCAATTTCCTTTCAATGAGGGTCGGGTTGCCAGGAGTGCAGGAAAATAAGGCACCTAAACCTGAACCGATCACTAAAATGTTCGGTAAGGATGTCAGCAGTGTAACGAAACAGGAACCGGCTGCCACACCCGTAAAAATTGACACACCAGATGAAGTGGCCGCCAATGAACTCAAATTAAAAGTTGACCAGCTTTATCCTGATTTTGTGAATATTGAAACAGATGCCATTCTTGACACCTATGCAGAAATTGAAATCCGTGGAGTGGCAAAAAGGGCTGGGTTGCCGGTGACGGAAACACATCCAACAAAGATTGATGCTGCATTTGTCAATCAGGTAAAAGAAGCAATTTCAAAAAAAGAACAATTGGAAGCCGGTGCTAATCCATTGACAGAAGAACAAAAGTTTGAGCTGGAGTTTGAATTGGAAGAGTTAACAGAAAAGCTTAAAACAGCTACTCCTGAACAAGCTCCAATACTTCAAAAAAGAATTACTGAAATAAAATCACAACTCGGTTAATGATTCTTCTGATAAATGATATTGAAAAGAAAATTCCCTTTGAACTGGCAGAGATAACACTCGGCCAGTTCATTGAGTATTATGACAGGTACGGCCGTGACCTTGATAGCAAGCTGGATGAGTTGATTGGTAAGGTGTATGAAAACGAAGATGAAAAGGAATTTAATCAGGAGCTTAACATCAATACACACATTGATGAAGAGTGCATTGCGTGGGTGAGCTTTTGGACTGGTTTCTCTTTTGAAGACATAAAGGATAAGCCGGACATACTTCCAGTACTAACTGAATACAGGAAATTCAGGCAGCAACTAAAACAGAGTGAGGATGCTTCAAATACCTATCCTTCCATTATTGAATGGGAAGGGTGTCAATGGGAAATACAAGACTACGCTTTGACACCGTCCAACGGAATGACATTCAATGAGGTTATTACATCAAAAGAAGTCATTCGTCAGGTTCATGCACTTGGAAAAAAGAAATGGGATGCACTACCCTATTTGTGTGCAATATTCCTTAGAAAAACAGGAGAGCCATTCAATGATGAATTTGTGCAGGACGGAAGTGAGAGGCTAAAAATTATGCAGTCACTGCCAATGAGCCATGCCATTCAGGTAGCTTTTTTTTTGAGCAGTTGTGTGAGTACCTGGATGGACATTTCGCAGTATTTAAAAGAGGAGGCGGTGACGGAAAGCCAGAACTCACAGCACACTTTGAAGAGTGGGGTTGGATAAATTTCCTTTCCTCCATTGCAGAAACGAAAGTATTTGATATACCAGGCGAAGGATTAGACAGCATTGAATGTGCCAAAAGAGCAAAGGCATTTAAGGTACTGATCTATGCGAGTGAAAAACGGGATTATCAGGTAGCTCTTAATGAAGCATATAAAACACAATAATATGACCAGACAACAACAAGTACAATTTGCCAACGAGTTCAACAAGGAGCTTGAAAAAATGACCGTTTCATGGACGAATGATTTACGGGACTGGCATCCTATTGCAATGAGGGCTTTGGATTTTGCATCTGCCCTATCACTTAATATTCCACAGAAGCATTATAGCCGTTTGTTTGATCAGGAAACGCATGGCCTGAATATGAATGTAGTTGCCCTTCTTGCGAACAACATCGAGGCACGAACTCCTGTTGAAATGGGTGTAAACGCTAAGAAGTGGAATGATATACTTCAGTTAAACCAGCGCATTGCAGACCATTGGGAAGGACTGGCGAAGCCAATCCGGGAAACGGTTGCCAAACGGATGCAGCTTATGGAAGGTACAGGAGTTAAACCAATTATCGGAGGATTACAAGCAGAAGCGTAATGGACGAATTATTTATATACGACAGAGATAAGGGGTTGTTCAAAGAGATATTGAAGCAGTCAGTTGTGATTGGTGGCAGGTATCATGTTTCTGCCAATTACGGCCATGATCTCAATACTAACAATCTTGAGCAATTTATTAAAGACCCCGCCAGCGGTTTAACAGATGCAGGTCAAAAGTACCCTGCCTGCGTGTGTATAACTCCAAAAAGCCGCATTATCTCCATAAATGGGAATAAATGGGAGGAGTTCTATTTCTACCTGTACTTTATCTGTACAACGAATTACACCGGGCAAAACAAGATAAAAAGCCTTGACCCTTCCACCAACGCAAGCAGTCATCATGTTTGGTATGACTGGAAGGATATGAAGGAATGCGCTGTTAACTTTCTTGAACTGCTTAAAAAGGTACAGAAAAAGCCAGTTGATTACAATGGCAATCCGGTCCCGCTCGGTTCGGTATTCAATACTGATACAGAAAAAGCTGATATAGTCAGGTTGACTAAATTCAATAATGACAAAGTGAGCGGGGTTGGCTTATACTTTTCCGCATACCTATTGGCAGACACCTGCAACCTGCAGGACTATAGCGCCGAGGCGATTGATAACATAACTATTCCATCTCTATCCATTCACCTATTGCATAAACATTGATGAATATATATCAACAAATAGCAGGCAAAATACCGGCCAATATCAAAAAGATAATACTGGAAGAGGGCTTTATTGACAAAGCAGTAAATGTGATGGAAATAAATACTCCAATGGAATACCTATTTGATGTGTATGAGGAGTTTGTTGATGTATCAGGCGAACATGACGACTGGAGCTGTCACAAGTGCCGGGAATTTGTCTTACAGGAATGGAAAAAAATTAAACCTTTTTTGAATTGAATCTTGACAGTAAAAATATCAATGTCCTGATTATGGACGAAGTTAAAAAAGAGCTTCGTTTACAAGGCCACTATGCTACTGGCGAACTGGAAGATTCTATGAAAGGCTATGATGCTGAATTAAAAAATGAGAACCTTTTACAGGCTTATGCCCTAATGTATATAAAAGAATTGGAGTTCGGGGTGCCGGCCGCCAAGATTAAACTATCAGAATCGGAATTCCAGAACCTCCGTAAGTGGACAAAAGTAAAAGGACTGGCAACCAACGAAGCCGAAGCTACACAGATAGCAGCGGCAATTGTCCGTACCTGGAAACGGGAAGGCAAGCCATCGCCTGGCTCACGGGAGTTTAGCCAAACCGGAGATGTGTTAGGCGCCATCAAAACAACATTTGATAAAAACGAAGAATTGTTTTCCGATTTAATACTTGATGAGGTGGCAGATGAAGTAGACAAAAGTTTTTCTCAACTAAAAAGCGAAACGATCTAATGGCTATCGTATCCATATTACAACAACCGGCCGGAAACGCATTAAACGCAGCATATCGGCCAACAATACTTAAAACAGTTGCAACAAGAACGGACGGAAACCCTGTTCCACCTGTTGTTTATTGTGATATTTACATCGGAGGTACATTCTACAAAACTCTTAGCAAAACACAATACAGTTCACTGTCTGTAGGTGACAGCGAATGGACTTTTGATATATCAGATGCTTTACAAGAGGTCCTTTCATATAGCGTTCCGGCTTATGGCGAGTCACTGATAAAACTGCTTAGCTCCTGTTTCAGGCAGGTATATGTAAAATTCAGAAGCAGCGGTTTTGATGCAGCCGGATTCATTTTACCAGAGGGAACTGCACCAGTGCAGGGTACAGGAAGTAATCCGCCTGTAGCCGGAACCGGAACACAAAGCAATACATTCTATGTTATCAATTCAACCTTGCAGCATACAGAATCTCAGGACCTAGCTACTCATTTGAACTCCATGAAAACACTAACATGGTCAGGTAATGCTTACCCTCTTACACACAGGCCTCGAAAGTATAAAATCTGCAATGGTGACAACGATTATTTCCCCATAATTTACATGGGTGCAGATGGATTAGCTGGCATCTCAATTGATTTTTCTTATGATGGCATTTCAACAGCAACGCTGGACTATACTTATCCTCCCGGTGAGCTTCCTGCAATATCAGGTAAAGGAGTGTACAATATTCCGAACGGTCCTGTAAATCTTGCGCCACTTTTCCCATCCGTTGATTGGAGTGAGGTAAAAAAGTACACTGTTTACGTTAAAAATATAATCGGCAACACTATCGCATCCTGGCAGAATGAAATGGGTTGCTGCTGTAATTCTGACAGGGTAAGGCTTCACTTTTTGAATTACTTGGGTACGTTTGATTCGATAAACTTTGAGAAGCCTAAAATATTGCACGAAGCAACAGCAGGTGAATATATCAAATCATTAAAATCACCATTAGCTACATCTGATAGTGGAAGTGAAAGATTCAATGTAAAGGCCAATGATACTTATGAAGGAAAAAATAAGTGTTACACTGAAATAGATATGAAGTGGGTGCAGGAGTTGATTGATTCGCCTAAAGTATTCTCTGAATACACTCCTCAACCAGGTGCGCCAATTACAAATTATTTCTACCCTGTTGTAATGCTAAATGGCAAATTGGATAAACAAAAAAATGACAGGGAGTTTATTTATGACTTCATTGCTCAATTTAAATTATCAAATGATTTTATTACAATCCGCAACTGATGGCAGACGAACGCTACTTAAATATATCTATTGGTGGTAAGCAGGTGCAAGTAAAGTCACCCGAAGACATTCCTATTGCCATTGACTACTCACTGGAAGACCCTGACAACTTCCAAAAAAAGAAATCCGCTGAATCATTCAATGTAAAAATACCCGCTAATCCAACTAATGACCAGTTGGCAAACACATTTTGGAATCCGGATATTAACGACCTCACTTCCGGGGAGGTTTTTCGGTCACATCAACCGGCTATTATTGAAGCAGGTGGACAGGAGATATTGGTAGGGAAAGCTTTTCTGGTAAGTGCCAGCCATACTATTCGACCGCAGGAATATGAGTTCAATTTTTATGGGGATAATGCAGATTGGCTTGTTGACCTGAAAGAAGCAACATTATTCGACTTTTTAAAACATATCAATTTCACTTTTAACCAAGCCAACATAATTAACTCTTGGGTATTCGATGGAACGAATGAAGCGTTGCCGTATGTTTTTGCGCCGGTAAGATACCGTGATAAATTTGACCCGGTAAATCAAAAGGATGATAATGTGGCTCCAATCTATATGAAGCCATCCATTAGTAAGTATTGGATTATCTATTGGGCTTTCAAATCACTGGGGTATAGAATACAGTCAAATTTCTTTAGTCTTCCATATTTCAGGCGGCAGGTTATGCCCTGGACATGGGGTAGTTTTCTAACATCTGAGGGAACGAGATTTGAGATACATAAATTCAGGGCTAAGAGCCTACAGGATGTATTCTATGAAGGCTCAAATGGTTCAACAAGTATTATTTGGGACTTAATGGTATCAGACGATTTCAGCCCGGGAATGTACGACAACAACAATACCGTTCCGAATGGTGATTATACCTATAGCACTCCATTGAAAGAGATGAAGTGGAAGTATAATACACCTCATTACGGTACATTAGAATCCACTTTCAGCATGACCATAAGCTATGACCTGTTTGCTTCCGGTAACTCAACTGTGGAAATGAGAGTGCAGTGGAGAAAGAATGGTGTTCAGTTTGATAGTGGATGGGGAGCCTATAATGGTAATGGTAATTTGATTGCACAAAGAACATCTTCCGGCGTGGGTGGAAGTCTGGTTGAAGTTAAGGAAATGTTTGCAACAGCAACAGTTAATCCAAACGATGAGATTACAGCCAAGATTTACCTCTACATATTTGAATCAAAAATAGGCAATGCATCGGCCAAGGCTAATATCCTGCAATTCCAATTGGACTATTTCAGGATTCCTTTGGGTGGTGTTATTGATTTTGAGAATTACACCGGATTCAAGAAATACAAATTCCTTGATTATCTCCGTGGAATTATAGATGAGTTCAATCTGTCCGTCAACACAGACCCTGTTAACAAGGTTGTTTATTTTGAACCTACACATCCATATTCTACCAATAATTCATTAATAGCTACTCAGCCGGGTTACTTTAAAAATGATTTCATTGACTGGAATGGCAAAGAAGACCTGAGTAAGGAGTGGAAAATGGATAATTACAGCGATTATGAGAAGGAAGTTTTATTCAGGTATAAGAATGACAACAATGATGGTATCCTGAAAAAAATAACAGACAGAAACATCACCACTCTCGCAGCCAGTAAGTATATTTTCCCTGACAGGTTTAAAGCCGGTAATAAAGAAATTGAAAACAGGTTTTTTTCTGCTGTGATGCACTGTGAGTTTGACCAGTGGAAAGATATTACAGGCATATCGCCTCAGCTCATCTGTCTTATACCGGAAAACATAAGCAACACCTCCAACAGTGAGGCAGGAAATACATTTGTTCCAAAGTCATGTTATTACAAAGGCAATATTGCCGGAGTAGGGGGTTGGAAATTTGACGGTGCAACTTATGCCACACTCCCATTTATGTTTGCTGTCAATTATAAAAATGGAGGCGAAAACGATCCTATACTTTCTTACTCGGATGAAAAGATAGGAAGCAATATTGGATATGGTCTGTTGAAAAGGTTCTACTGGCAAAGAATGGCCATAATGCGTAATGGTCAGTTCTATAATACATGGTTCAGGCTAAAAAATGCAGATGTGGCCGGGCAGTTACACCGGGAATACAAATCATTCGGAGGCCATCGTTGGGAGCTTATACAAATCAAGGACTATTTGCCATTGAAAGATGTAAGTACTTTTTGCCTGTTAAGAAAGTGGGCTGCTGTTTCAACTGATGACCAGGATAATACTTACCCATCTGGCGACAGCGTACTTAACGGAACCGTCAATGGTGATTATGATACTAAGTATGCACAACTAAAATGTTTAACCACAGATATTCCTTCATAATATGGCACAAACAAAAACACTTGAACGGATATACAATCTGAAAGTATTGGGCGGCGATAGTGCTGTGAAGATTGTAGATAATTTAAGCAAACATATTACCTCACTTGACAATAAAGTAAAGCAGTTAAAATCAGTTGGCTCAGCTGTAGCTGATAATATCAATAAAGGGCTTAGTGATTCTGTTAAAAATACCGGCGCAACTACAACGGCCATTGGCTTGCAAAAAACAATGACTAAAGAGATAGCTAATCAGCGCATTGAACGGGAAAGGCTAAACAAAGAAATAAAATTGCAGGCTCAGCTGGATGCCTCTGAACGTAACTCATTACAAAGGGCTCAGTTACTAATCAATAAATACACTCTTGAAAAAAAGAAACTCAATCTTGCCACAGAGGAAGGAAGGAGGCTGAATGAAAGCTACAATAAGGCTATTGAGAAAGCAAACAATTTTATACTTAAGAATGCTGATGCCGAAACCTTAAGGACAAAGAATATAGGTAATTACAAAGTAGTGGTGCAGGGGTTAACTCCTGAAATTGAAAAAGCCGTTACCGCTTTTGAACGGGCAAATCAACGAGCCACGCAATTAGAACAAACTCTTGGCAAGACACACCCGGCGGCAAAGGCTGCAAGAGCGGAGTTTGAAGGAATGATCAGGCCGCTGGAGAATGCCGGTGTTCAAATTGAAAAAGTGGCATTCCAATCAACAAGGGCGGCGCAGGCGCAATTTTCCATGCAGCAGGTACTTCGGGAAACGCCTTCACTTGCCAACGGTGTAAATGTTTATTTTTCAGCAATCTCAAATAACCTTCCTATCCTGGCAGATAATTTCAAAGCATTGAGGACTGAGTTAGGAAGTGGCAGGGCAGCTTTTAATACAATACTTAAAAGTGTATTCTCATTTCAGACTGGTTTGCTATTGGGGCTAACTATACTGACTGTCTATGGAAAGGATATTGCTAATTGGGTATCTGGATTGTTCAAGGGTTCAAAAGCCTTAGATGATATTGCTATTAAGCAAAAACTGTTTAATGAAGTTCAGGAAAAAGCAAAAGAAGGAGCTTCCTCACAGTTAGCTACGCTTGAACAATTGTATAAAACAGCGACCAATGCAAACATCCCATTAAAAGCAAGGAAAGAGGCGGTTGATGAGTTACAGAAAACATTTCCAGCATACTTCAAAAACCTGAAAGATGAGATTATACTTAATGGTCAGGCTGAACAATCATACAACAAACTCAGAACAGCCATTTTACTTTCAGCAAGAAGTGAGGCTATCAAAGATTCATTAAAGGAACTGTTTAAAAAGAATCCAACTCTCCAATTGTTTAATAAGGAGGAAGCTGATAAACAGAATAAGGAGATGGCTGAAGCTCAAAAACAACATTTTGAAAGCAGGAAAAAGTTCAATAAAGAAATGGCTGATCTGCAACGTGGAGATTTAAGAGATCAGACTGGAGTGACTGCACAACTCAACAGGCCGCTAAATCTCACTCCTATTGTAGAAACAGAAGAGCAGAAGAAACTAAAGGCATTGCTTGAATTATCAGCGACAACTGAAACCGAGTTGAGTAAGTTGGGCGGCCGGGCTGATGCAGAAATAAAAGCAACTACTGATAAAAAAACGAAGTCAAAGATTGAGGCACTCAAAGCAGAGTATGAAAAAGAAAGGAAGATGCTGGAAACTCTCCTTAGTGATAAGTTGATCAGTGAAAAAGAGTTTAATGAAAATGCATTAACTCTTGATAAAAATTACAGGGATAAAAAACTATTGTTGACTGTCCAAAAGAATAAAGAAGAGGAAGAAAAGCGAATCGGCTTTAATAAAGATTTGGCTAAAAGTACCTCCGAAGCAAACGACAGGCTATTTGAGATTGAAAAAGTAGCTGCGGAAAGACGTTTGAATATAGCTATAGCCACTGCGGAAAGAATAAAGAACGCAATAGACGATGACCCGAAGGCAACAAACTTACAGAGAATTCAGGCAGAGATTGACCTCCTGAATAAAAGAAAGGATATTCAGGTTGCATACAATACAGAGATGGATGCGTTGGAAAAAAAGTTTGGAAAGAAGTCGGAAGAAAATGAGCAGGCCAGGGCAGATGCCATTTATGATATCGACAGGGAACTCAGGCGTAAAAGGTACGAGCAGGCCGTTGAAACTTATAATGAGCAGCTAAGACTACAACAAGAGGCAGCAGATAAGTTCAGGAACGATGCTGAAACGAGAGCAGCTCAGCGGACTATTGATGTACTCAATAGTGAATTAACGGCACGGCAAAAGGCTATTGAAATAAAGAAAATTCAGCTTGCTGAAACAAAGGAGATCCTGGCAGGTGAGGTAGCTGCCGCAAAGATTGCATTGGAAGCTAAAGAAAAGGCATTGAAGGATGGACTTGCAACAGAGATTGAAGTATCAGAAGCAAAGAAGAGATTAAAGCAGGCTGAATTGGCCTATACTCAATTTGCAGCAAATCAGGAGCTATCTTATTTGCAAAAATTAAAGCAGGGGTTCAAGGATATATTGAATAATCTGACTGGTTTTTTTAAGGGCATAAAAGCATCACAGGAAGAGATTGGTTCAGCAATTGCAGCAGCTACCGAAAGCATTAAACAAGCAATCAGTGAGGCTAAGCAGGCGTTTTTTGATAACAAACGTCAAGAGGTTGATGATGCCAAGCAGGCAGCACTTGAAAGGTTGGATATTGAGCAGGCGCAATTAGAATCATTTGCACAATCGGAAGCAGAAAAAGAAAGCATACGTCGCCAGTTTGAAGCAAAAAGGAAAGAAGCCGAAAAGCAGGCAGGTGAAGAAAAGAAAAAAATTGCCTTGCAACAACTGACATTGGATTCTGCAGTAGCTGTTGTAAAAACATTGGCCGCTTATCCATTTCCATTCTCTCTTATCCCTGTTGCTGGTTTGGGTATACTGTATGCCATACAAAGAAGTATTGTTAAGAATACGAAATTTGCCCGTGGTGGTATGCCACGAAATGGCGGTGATATAGTTGGTCCTTCTCATGCCGAAGGCGGTGTGCCATTCAACTATGAGGCCGAAGGTGAAGAGTTGGCTATAGTTAATAAAAGATCAGCAAAGTCAAATCAGAAACTTTCAGTGACTGGCACTCCCAGGCAGATAGCATCGGCTATTAATGAATGGGGTGGCGGTGTACGTTTTGCCAGTGGCGCCGCTATCCGCAAACTGGAGTATGGAGGTAATCTTGGTTCAAATCTCCGGCCACCTGTTAATCCATCTTCATTTCTGTCGCCCGGTAACAGTAATTCCGGAACTGATGCAATGAATAATGTACTTGCAATGGTGGCTACAGTTGCCGGAAGTGTTGCGGCTACTAATGACCGTATTGACAAACTGAAAGTCGTTGTTGTTGCCAAGGAAGTAGATGCACAAAATACAAAGGATAAAAAAGCTGCTGAAATAGGAACACTTTAATTATGCCATTAACATTCGCACAACTTAAACAGGCCATTATTGACAACACAAAGCCAAGGGAGCTTTGTGAGTTCATTCAGGACACACTCATTTCTGTTAACGAAAATGAGTTGATTGATTCCGGGTTGGGTATAGCAACATGGGTGTATTGCAATGGTGTAGTTGATGATGCTTTATTAGCCGAATTCAATCAGGCTAATCTGAATGCAAAGGGGGTTTATTCATCAGGTATAACGGTATTGAATGACCCGGCTATTGATATTTTTGTGATGGCTGGTGCTACTGTAACTGTAAATCTTACAGGAAATTCAAGAAGGAAGATTGCTGTAATGGGTGCCGGAGTATTGTCAGTTAATCTTTCTGATAATGCCTATGCCGAAATAAAAGCATACGGGCAGGCAGAATTGAATGTTAATGCTGACAACAATTCAATTGCACAGATTGAATACAACGATCAGACAACAGGAGACGTGATTGCCAATGACACTACTATCCTTCATACAATAGTACGGGGTAGTTCAAATACTTTCTACACTGGAAACAACTCTTCTTTTTCTCTGATTAAAGGATTCTCACAAGCTGTTTGCAACATAACCCAAAACGATACTTCTGTATTTGATATTCGCCCCTATAATAATTCAAACTTAATCATACCTCCACCATGATGGAAAAGAACCTGGATAGATATTATACAGAACTGGACAAAGAACTACAGCAACTGGCATTGGTAGATTGGCCGACTTTTGTTGAGCTGATAGGCCATGATGCTGTCCTGTCGGCTAAGATTTGTATGCTAAAAAGCCGTGGTTTATCTCTCAACCAGATTGGTAATCGCCTATCAGTTACCCGGCGTGTGGCACAGGTTCGTTGTGAGAAATGTACCGCTATTGGTTACACTTTAGTTAAAATAACTTGATTTCAGTTATTTTAAATTTCAATTTTGGGGCTGTATATGAAACAGACCCTTTCACTTTTCAATTACTCATTCAGGAATCAGGACGATTCAACCGTTGATATCAATATTGACGGGTATATCGTTGATGCTCCCACTCAGGAGTTGCTGAAGGAGTTTTGGGGTGACGAAACATCAGTTTCTTTTAAATCCCTTCGTAACCAGATTGAAAAAGCGAATCCTAAGACCATAAACCTTTTTGTTAATTCAGGAGGTGGTCATGTGGGTGATGCAATGGCAATGCATGATTACTTGGTTGATCTGGAAAACAAAGGAATTACTGTTAACAGAGTAGGCCGTGGTATTGTGGCCAGTGCTGCCACCTATCTGGTAGTTGGTAAAAATTCCAGCATGACAGAGAATAGCTGGTTTATGGTTCACAATGTACAAGGCGGTATTTGGGGAGATGTGGTGGTAATTGAGAACTATGCCAAAACAATGCGCAAGTTCAACAATGCCATCCGTGACTTCTATGCCAATGTAAGCGGACAGGAGCCGGAACAGGTATCCGCCTTGATGAATAAAGAAACCTGGATGACAGCCAAAGAGGCCAAAGAAAAAGGGTTCATCAAAAACGTAACTGGTTCTCAAAATTTTTCAAACTCAATAAAGCCTGAGCATTGGCCGTATCAGAATACTGCCGTACTCAATGCATACAATTCGTTCACATCAAACAACTCAAATATGGACCTGAAAAAAATAGGCGAAACAATTGAAAACGCCGTGAATACCGCTTTTGATTCCCTGTTAAACAAACTTGGAATCAAGAAAGAAGACAATGCCGCTGCTGAAAATGCAGGCAAAGAGTTTGCCAACGCTGTTACCAATGCAATCACTGAGTCACTGAAAGGTGTGGGAGATGGTGTTGATGAAAAAATAAAAAATGCCGTTGCTGATGCTTTGAAGGAAACGCCAGAGGCATTTAAAAACACTGTTACTGAAGCATTGAAAAACTGTGTTTCAAAAGATGATCTGAAAAACTCTTTGGACGGATTGAAGGATGCCATTGTAAACAAACTGGGCAATCCCGGTAACAACGAAAAGAAACCAAAGAATGAAAAAACAGGTCCACGCAACCGGTTTTCAAACGTGGAATGGTTCCCTGAAAACAATTAATCACTTCAAAATTCTTTCACATGAAAGCAATAGATAATTCAAACGTACTTGACTACACACAAAAAGCCCCCGGCCTGGGTGTGGCAGCTTCCGTGGCATTTGCGTATAACAGCGGAACAAATGAGTTGACAATAACTGATAACTCAACCTACCCTGCCGGTGACAGCCGCAAAGCTGTAAACATTACAGTGTTTGACAGATTCGGCAATAAGAAGATAGCTGCCATTGGTGTAGCTCCCAACAACGTAGTAATAAGCCTTGCCGCCGGTATCAATAAAACGGAAGGCTTATACATCATTGCAACAGTTGTATCTGCTAAGAACGGCCAGCGGGACGGCAGTGTGCATGATGTAACAACACTCAAAACGTCCGGTAATCTGGACATGGAAAAATAATCACTAACCTTTTTAAATTTTTATACGATGCCCGAATTAATACCATTCAGAGTTGAGCCGAAAGCCTTCCATGAGCTTATTGTAATGCCTCAGTTTGGCGATGTACTGGATTCAGAAACCGGCCAGGTTACCATTCCTTCCAATGAGGAAGGAGATTGGCAGATATTGGATGATGTAGTTTACCAACGCCCGATCATGGACTTGTTTGGCGGCCAAAATGTCCTGAAGCGCAGGGATGCAACTTGTAAACTGATTTACTCACCTGTTGCCCGTTTGGGCGCAAGGTATATCACTACTGAAAAACTGTACGCAGCAGTAGAAGATTGCCAGGAAGAGTTCTATCAGGGTGCATTCTCTGATTACGAGCAGCAAAATTTTGACATATTCGGTGAAAGGGTTATGCCAACACTGGAAAAAGGTGTTGCAACTGACCTGTACACCAATAAATATTTCGGTGATGTAAGCCGTGCATCAGATGTAAATGGCATCTGGAGCTGGAATAAGTTTGACGGTGTATTCACATGGATAGCCCGTTACATTGCTGATGGCACCATCCCTGCCGGTCAAACATTTGTATTAACCGATGGCACCATCACACCAACACAGGCTTACGATGCATTAGCTGAAGCATTTGGCAGGCAAGATGGCATTATGAAATTCTTTGATAAGAGTATGAAAGTGTTCTATGTCAATGATGATCTGGCAGATGCATATCATGAATGGCTAATTGGTGCAGGCCATACAGTAATGGCGGACCGTATGAGCGGAAAGCCTATCCTTTACTTCAAAGGGATTTTGGTTAAGCCTAAAAAATGGGATGGTGTTCTGGCTGCCCTAAATGGCGGTGTAGATGCCCATGCCGTTATTCTGACCCTGCAGGGCAACTTCCTGTATGGAGCCGACAGTAAATATGGAGGTGGCCCACGCAGAAACGAAGCTGTAAGGATTTGGTGGAGTGATGATGATAATGTGTGGAAACGTCAGATCCATTTGAAAGCCGGTACACAGATAGCTGCACCCCAGCACCTGGTAATCGGACTGACAGCATTTTAATTAACTCATTAAATTTTAAACCATGTTAGGTTGTAATGTAAGAGGATATACAAGGACTTGCTCCACTGTCGTAGGTGGAGCAGATATCTTGCTCGTTGGTGATGCCAATGACTTTGATTTTACCGAAGGTGCGCCAGATGTAAATGGCGATGCCACTGGTTATGCATCTGTAGCCAGACGTGCGGGTGCTACGGCATTAGGTGGTGCCTATTTCTATGACATCAATTCACTGGAAGATTCAATTCTTGTGGATATATCTCAAAGCAATCCGGAAGGGACTTCTTCAGAGTGGGCGTACGAGATCAAGGCAAAGATGGCACAGATGAGTCAGGCCATGACCAACTTCAATAAGAAGATTGATGCGGCGGCTTCCTGCTGCCAGCTCGTATTCATCTGGAGAAATAACGATGGGAAAATATTCGTTGCGGGTGAAAAGTATGTGAATAGCGTACTGATTCCGAAGTTCAAACTTCGTCAGGACGGCTCTAAGCAAACTACCGGACAAAAGTTTTCTTCTTTCAACGGACAGGACCTGGTAATCAAAGGTGCTTATTCCCGCTCAGCTTATGAGTTTACTGGCGGTTTTGCTGCCATTCAGGGATTCATGCCATAAAAAACTGATGTATGCCAATTAAATTAAAAAATGAGAATGCCGATGTTGTTATCGGCTTCAACAATAGCTCAAAGCCGTTAGGCCAACGCAAGGACCTTCATTTATTACTTGAGGGCGCTGTAGCTCACAACAACAGAAATATCCTTGACCTGTTTGAAGAAGTTCCTACCATGGAAGAGATAAAAAACATCAAGGGGCAAAAATTTGAGAAAGACAAACCATCCAAGTTAGTAATCAATGCTTGATAATAAACCAAAACAGAATGTTGAGGTTAAACTTACTATCAGAAATGAAATCAAGTTAGACCCTAAAAACCCCATACCAATTCAGTATGCGGGTAACAGCTTTAGTATTGTCAAGGGCAAAAAGTATATCCCGTTTTTGGGCAGAAAAGATAATCTGCCCAATCTTCTTTTAGAAGCCCGCCTCACATCTACCACCCAAAATGCCTGTATCACTTCAATCGCACAAAGCGTAATCGGTAAAGGATTATCGTTTGTTGATCTGGAGAATCCCGATAAAAGCCTGCTGGCATGGATGCAAACTGTCAATAACAAAGAGCAATCATTCGATGAAGTGCTGCTTAATATAATTGACGGTGAACGTACTCATGGCAATCAGTTTATTGAGATTGTAAGAGGTGATTTTGCCGGAAAAAAGTTTGTGAAGATATACCTGCACTCAACGCTGCATTGCCGTTTAGAGGAAGAGGATGTGACTACAGGGTATCCTATGGCCGTGTTGGTGTCAAAATCGTTTGCCAAAAACGGGATTGTTGATCTGAATAAAGCAGTAAGAAAAATACCACTATGGTCTGCCAATGAACTTGACCAAAAAAAGGTGTGGGTAAAAAACTCTGACGGCACCGAAAGTACGGCCATTCATTTCAAAAATGATTTGAGTGGTATTGAACATTACGGACTGCCGGCCTCCATATCCGGGCTACGTTACCAGGTACTGGAGGGAAAATCTGCACAGTACAATATTGACAACTTTGAAAATAACATGGTCCTTGGTGGGATGCTGATATTCAAATCATCAATGACACAGGAAGAGGCGAATCGGAATGCAAAAGAGATCCTTCTTTCCCATGTAGGTGATGGTAAGACTGGCCGTATAGCTGTCCTTTCTTCTGAAACAGGATTAGATGATGTTGACTGGAAGCCTTACGATACGCAAAAAGAAGGCAGTTATATTGAACTGGACAAAAGAATTGAGGAAAAAATTATTGCTGCAAATGGCTGGGATAGTACCCTGGCAGGTATAAACAGAGATAGTTCCCTTGGTAATGGCAGTTCATATATCAGATCAATTTTTGATGTTAAAGAATCATCGCTTCTTAAACCACTCCGTAAGAGACTTATTGATAAAGTGGTGATGCCTGTAATGAAAATTTACAGTGCATGGTATGGAGTGAAAGAGGTGGCCGGGTATCAATTCACTATTCATTCTGATATGCCTTTCAGCTTCCTTGGTGATCTGAAGCCGGAAGACTTCATGAAAGTGAATGAAGCCAGGGAGCTGGCAAGACTGGAGCCGGATGAAAAAAACGGCGATAAGTATTTATCTGAAATGAAAGCAAAAAGTAAAACTGATGTACAGGGTCAACCTACTTCCACGGAAGGTGCTAATAACAAGTGACGAGGTTATTCAGCTGGGACCGGTTGAAGGTACAGTTGACCCACGCAACCTAATATTGGCTATTCAGATAGCTGAAGAACGCTTTATTAAAAAAGCTATCTGCAAGGCAATGTACTATGAGTTCCGTGACCAAAAGAATGTAGAGGTAACGGCAATTAATAAAGCATATCTGGAAGGACTGATAAATACTGGTAATAGCGGTGATCTGGTGGTGCTTTCAGAAGGACAATTGGTAAATGCAATTGAGTTCGTAACCGATGACTGGTATAAGCAACTATGGTATGAACATCTTTGGAAACTGGTAGCTGAGTGTGTGGTCTATGTAGCAACACCTACCAATTACCTGCGGTATTCATCTGCCGGTGAAATGCAGAATAATCCTAAGACAATTACCAATGAAGGACAGGGAGCGGTAAGTGCAGAAAGCAAAGACGTAAAGTGGAAGATGGACAAGTTGCTGATGGACAGGATTGACCCGCTAATTGAATCAATGCATGAATGGATATGCGATAACAAAGAACACTTTCCACTTTATGATTGCAAAGAGTGTGGATGTGGTGAAAAAAATGGAGTGAGTTACAAAAGAAAGACTGCCTGGGTTAATCCCTATGCAGATGAAACAAAACCTGAATGCTGTGATTAAAAATTTTATTGAATGTATTTTGAAAATGCCATAGCACCATGCGGAACTTGCGGAGTTAGCTGTCTGATGAGAACATTTACAGACAGAATCACTCCATCATATCCGGTTGGCGTATTCAATATAGAAGGTGAATATTTGGGTATCGCTGAAAGTCCTTATGAGTATATCACACTCTGGAATGATGACCCGGTTAATCAATTAAGGGGTACACTAAAACAAGGCAGCTATGATTTTGAGTTTAAGTTTGTCGCCAATCCGGGAGAAGAGCCATTATATTCAGTTAATGGTTTAAGGTTTTGGCAAGTAGAGGCAACAACAGTAGCAGGCCTGTTGGTTAATGGTGATGATAAGATTGAAATTGATGGAGCAATTACAAATGGAAGCGACTATCCGGCCATAAGCAACTGGCAAACATTCGATACTTATAATGGTTTGCAATTATATGCTATTCGGCCTGATGTATACGGCCGAGTAGCAAAAATTGATCTTGTCGGGACAAAAACAATCCGTGTATTTCATAATGAATCAGGTTATTTTGCCGGTTTAATAACTGGACCTGCATCTTATGTCGAATGCAGCCCAGCCGTTAATGCTGGTATTCAAAACGCAATCAACAAAAACTTATCAGGCAACTTCCCAAGAGATACAGAGGTAATCATCATATGCTCAATAGATGGATATATCACTGACAATCTATCTCCGGACAATATCAATATGCAGGAGTTGACCAACCTGAAAGCAGCTGGATTCTTTTTATCAAGATATGGCAAGGCTAATGTATCTGGAGCTGAATACAATTATGATGCTTGGATGGATGCAGTTCCAGATAAAAACAGTTTGATTTCATTTTATGGATGGCAGCAAAGTGGCGCTGTTGGCGGAAGTTGCGGAGATAGCGTTGATTTAACCAGGTTCCCAAATCTGAAATATATCTCTTTCGGAGTGTCATCCTATCCGTTTACGATGACACTTGACTTCCCAAAGTTCACAGAGCTATTGCAGGTAACACATACTCAATTTGCTTACAACCCAACTACTTCTGCCGATGTGGATGCTATGATCATTCAATTAGCAACTAATCTTAATGGAATCATTCCAACGGGTTTAAGAACTATACGAATACAATTTTTTTCATCACTATATACAGCCGCAAGTGCATCTGCCAGAGCATACTTGCAAGGACAAGGCTGGATAATCAGTTAAATATTTTATCAATGAAATACTTTATATCAAAAACAGGGGGGGTAATTCAAACCGATTCAGTTCGCAAAACAATTACAACGATTACCGGCAACTCAAAAAACCTGCTCGTATCAATTCAACATGAGGAGGATGTGATACCATTTGAGCAACAGTTTGAACAAATGGGGCTGGTAGTAACAGATCCTCAATTAGTTCATGATTTCACAAATGCCATTACAGCCTTTCTGAAGGGTGAATGTGGATTTGATGTATTTCAGGATAAAATAAACAGCTTTCATATTGAAGACAATCTTTTTAATCAATAAAAACTAAAACACATGAAAAAGTTTCTTTTGTTATCAATCATTGCAACCTGCATCTCATTAGTGTTATTATCCTGTGGTAATTCACCTTCAGCAAGCCCTGACAAGATCATTACCGAAAACGGAGTTGAAAAAGTAGTAATCTCCCCTACATGGGGACAGGCATTTCATTACGCCAACGAAGCCGGACAACGAGGGTGGACGATATTCGGAATAATACTGATTGTAATTGCCGCTGTAGTCGTATACCTCGCCAAAACAGACCGGCTTTTATTCCTTGGAGATAAAGGTGGAGTAGCTGTAAACATTGGCCTGTTTGTACTGCTTGCTTCAGCTATGGCATCTATTGGCTCAAAGCCCGGAAGTGTCAAATGGAACAACGATAAGATAGTTGATAAGGCACATTATGAAAAGGTTGGTGCAAAACATCTGTGGGATAGTTTGGAAAACAACTGTCTCATTATTGACGGACCTTATAAATGCTACAAATAATGTTTATCCTGATTCAAATTTTATTCGCTGTTTATGCCTTCTTTTCTGCCATTGAGGAAGCGGCCTGGTCGTGGGGTTACAGAAATTACCTGATGGACAGCTTCAAGAAAAAAGAGCAGTTAGATACTGCGCATAAAAGCGGAGCAGCGGCAGTTGGTGTTATCATGGCAGCTATCACCATCGCTTACACTCATTCTGTTAACAGCTCATTACCAATCCAATTATTAGTGTTCATTGTATCATTTGCCATTACAGGTTTTTGGTATTGGCTTGTTTTTGATATTAAGTATGCCCTGCAGATCGGACAGATGTGGGATTATATTGGCGAAACAGCAGATACAGATAATTGGCTGATTAAAAAGTTTGGAAGCAAAGCCGGGAAAATAAAAGCCGCTGCCTGTGTATCATTAATTGCATTGCTAAACATAATCTTTTTTACCCTACTTGTTTAACCGTGAATTTGTCTGAAAATATGGAACTGATTGAATTATCCAAAAAGGTGGACTCAATTAAAAAGGAGCTATCAGAGCAAAGCGTAGAATTGAAGGAAATAAGAGATGCGCTCCTTGGTAATGAGTTCAATGAAAAAAACGGAATTATTACCCAGGTTAAAGACCATGAGGAAAGGATTGAAGCACTGGAAAACAAGTGGAATAAAATGATCTGGCTGGCAATAGGTGCCGGTATTGGCGGTGGTATTACAATATCGAAGATCATCAGCCTTATTGCCCAGTCAATCGCAAAATAAAAAACATGAAACCAAAAAGAATAACTCTGTCAAAAATGGGGCTTTTTGTTGCAGCAATTGCCCTGTTCTTTTCAATCCGTCAATGTCGTAATAATGCCATTGACGCCGAAAACTGGAAAGGTAAATACACCTATCAAAATCAGCTTATTGATTCATTCAAAAACAACAATGGCATTCAGGTAGTTGAACAAAAAGTAGCTGAAACAAATGACAAGGACGAACTGAAGAAACTATCAGCCCAGTTATTTGACCTGAAAAAAGGGATGGAAAGAAAGATAAAAGAAGTGAAGGCTCTGGTAAAAGCAAATCAGCAGGTTGATATTGTTGATGATACAATTCCGTACATAACCGAAAATCCTGTAAAGCCGGAGGATTATTATACAGGCGACACACTCGTTCATAAAGACAGCCTAATTATTCCTCCCCGAAGTTTTGCAGTGAATGATTCAAATTATTCGCTGCATGGAAAGGTACTGCTGACTGGTGTACGGATTGATTCTTTGAGGATGCAAAACACTATCAGTTTCAGAATAGCCGAAAAAAAGACTGGACTGTTCAAGCGGGAAACAGTAGTACAGGCAATCAACAGTAATCCACTATTTCATAATACCGGGATGAACAGTATTGTACTTAAGAAAAAGACAACTGCCTGGAATAAGTGGATAAAACCAGTACTAACGGCAGGGGTAACATTATTTATTCAATCAAAGTTAAAGCTATGATATTCGTTTCAGCAGGCCACCACAACGCAGACCCCGGGGCAGTTGGTAATGGCTACCGGGAGGCAGACCTTACAAAAAGGCTGCGTAATATTATTGTTGCAAATCTCAAAGCAAGAGGATTGCAGGAAGGAAAAGACTTTATTCGGGATGATGACCGGGAAACATTATCTGAATATTTGAAAAGGATTCAGACCGGTGATGGAAGTGTGGTGTTTGAAGTTCATTTTGATGCAGGCCCTCCTACTGCTAATGGCTGTACCATGATCATCCCTAACAGAAGCTGGACTAAAGAATATGTTATTGAGCAACAGTTCGGCTTTGAACTGGCTAAATTAACCAGCTCTATCCTTGGTGTAAAAAACAGGGGTGTGAAGGATGAAACGCAAAGTCATGTTGGAAAATTGGCACTCATGCGGGAGCAAGGCATTAACGGGTTATTGGAAGTTGGTTTTATTACCAATAAATCAGATCTGGACAGGTACCTGCTGAACGAGCATCCGCTTGGAGCGGCCATTGCAAACATTCTTATCAAATATGACGGCCTGAAATGAAGTGGCTAAAAGCAATATGGGATTACTTCCGCAAAAGCTGGGAGGGCAAGGATGGTAAATTTTCATACCGTCGGGCTTTTCAGTATGCTTTCGGCATAAGCGCCATTGTTATCGGTAATCAGCCAGGATTAACAGAAACGCAGTTTAAAGTTGTTTTTCTCTTTTCCATGCTTTTTATCTTAATGGCAGGACTGATGACAGTACAACAGCTAATTGAATTATTGAAGTATGAAAAGCTGAGTCAACAGGCTGGCATTAATCCTTATTCATTTTTAGGTGATAATAGTAATACTGGCGAGGGAGCTAAACCATTTGAAGAGGAAAAAAGGGATTCTTAAGTT